AGCTACAAGCTGTACGACACCTTAGTCCTGTCAAGACTGGCAGACCCATCCAGAGAAGCCGGTCACAGTCTACGCCAATGGGGTGAGCGTTTGGGCTTCCCCAAAGGTGAGCATGAGGACTGGTCAAAACTAAGCTGTGAGATGGTTGCGTACTGTGAGCAGGACGTAGCAGTTACTGTCCGTGTTCTGGAGTGCCTTGAGGAAGAACTAAAAAACTTCAGCGCTGAGTCCGTAACGCTTGAGCATGACGTACAGACAATCATTCAGAAGCAGATCAAGAATGGTTGGCTGATAGATGAGAAGCACACACATAATTTACTAGCACTATTGAAGGAGAAGAAATATGAGCTGGAAGAAGAGGTGCAGAAAACTTTTATGCCTCTTCCTGTATATGTTAAAGAAGTTACTCCGAAAGTTAAGAAGGACGGTACCTTTTCGGTGGTTGGTCTAAAGTTTCTGGGGGATCAGTCTGAGAATGTGGCTGGCAGGTTTTCTCGTATAGACTATCCCCCTTTCAATTTAGGATCAAGACAGCAGATAGGTAGATACCTACAGTGGTTTGGCTGGGAGCCTAAACTGTTCACTGAGAAGGGACACCCTATTGTAGATGAATCTGTGTTGGGTACTGTAACGGACATACCTGAAGCAAAACTCATTGCTGAATACCTTATGATCCAGAAGCGTGTAGCGCAAGTACAGAGCTGGCTGGACGCTGTTGAGGAGGACGGTAGAGTACATGGTTACGTAAACACTAACGGCGCTGTGACGGGCCGTATGACACACTCAAGCCCCAACATGGCTCAAGTACCTGCGGTGTACTCACCGTATGGTAATGAGTGCAGATCCTGTTGGTCTGCCCCTGAGGGCTACCAGATCGTAGGCTGTGATGCCAGTGGTCTTGAGTTACGTATGTTGGCACACTATATGAAGGATGAGGACTATACAAATGAAATCATTAACGGTGATATCCACACAGCAAATCAGCGACTTGCTGGACTTGAATCAAGAAATCAGGCTAAAACTTTCATCTATGCCCTACTATACGGAGCAGGAGATGAAAAGCTTGGAACAGTGGCTGGTGGAGGTAGAAAGGCTGGGAAGAAACTTAGAGAATCTTTCCTACATAATCTGCCATCATTCGCAGCTCTTAAGGAAAGAGTTTCAGAAGCAGCAGAAAGAGGATACCTCAAAGGGCTTGACGGAAGAAAGCTCAAAGTCAGATCAGAACACGCCGCTCTAAACACACTACTACAGTCCGCTGGTGCTCTGGTGATGAAAAAAGCTTTGACTCTTCTGGATGACTATGCTACAATATGGGGTATAGACTACAAGTTCGTAGGTAACATTCATGATGAGATACAGGCTGAGGTTATCAACGAGCGTACAGAAACTTTTGGTAGATTGGCTGTGTCCTGTATACAAGCAGCAGGTCTTGAATGGAAACTAAACTGTCCTCTGGACGGAGAATATAAGGTAGGAGAGACATGGGCACAGACACACTAATAGACGACATCTATGGCTTGGTGTCTACCAAAGAGGTTGCTGAAGGGGTAGACATAGACAAAGAGATAGATAAGCTGGGCGAGTCAATCAAAGAGCTAATGAAGATTGAGTTCAAGAAGGACAGACCTAAGGATACCAGAAGGCTACGCCTATCCAGCATAGGCAGGACTGACAGGTATCTGTGGAATCAGTATCACGGTACTGAAGGTGAGGAATTGCAGCCTCACACCTTAGTAAAGTTCCTGTACGGGCATGTCATAGAGGAGTTGGTCTTATTCCTTGCCAGAGCCTCTGGTCATGAAGTCACCTGCGAACAGAAACGGTGTGAGGTTGAGGGAGTTGTAGGCCACATGGACTGCAAGATAGACGGTGTAGTGACGGACGTTAAGTCCGCAAGCACCTTTGCCTTCAAGAAGTTTAAGGATCGTAGAGTACCTGAGGACGATGCTTTTGGATACGTAGACCAGATCAAAGCCTATGCACACTCAGAGGGTGAGCGTAAGATAGCATGGCTGGCTATGGATAAAGCCAACGGTCACTTGACATTCTGTGAGCATGACTTAGACGATGAGTCTGACCCAATGCATGAACACTTGAAAAGTGATATCGTTGAGCGTGTAAAGCACGTTAAGAAGATGGTTAAGCGTGTTGAACCTAAAGAGTATTGCTACGAAGATGTACCGGACGGTAAGTCTGGAAACAGAAAGCTCGCCACTGGCTGTTCTTACTGTCAATTCAGAGACAAATGCTACCCAGATTTACGTACTTTTATCTATGCAAGTGGGCCTAAGTATCTGACAAAGGTAGTTAGAGAACCCTTTGTTTCGGAGATACCGGATGGCTTCTAAAAAGACAAGATACGGTATGTACAGGTCAGGGCTTGAGAAGAAGTTCGCTGAGACATTACCGAGAAAGTTCATGAAGTATGAGCCGTATGACGTACCCTACGTAACCCACAGGAATTACAAACCTGACTTTGTGTACAAAGACTGGCTGTTGGTTGAGTGTAAGGGGTTCTTCAGAGAAGGAGACACACTTAAATATAAATCAATACGGGACTGTCTGGAGGAGGATCAAGAGTTGGTCTTTGTCCTGTCAGATCCAAACAAGAAAGTGAGGAAAGGAGCTAAGATGACAATGGGTAAATGGTGTGATAAAGAAGGATTCAAGCACTATACCATCGCTACTACACAAGAGTTGATTGACTATGCCAATGCTAATTGATGAGCTTAGAGAACGTATCCTACAGGAGTACGATGTAGACCTGCTTTGTGAAGTCTTAGACATAAGCGCAGAGGACATATTAGATGCCTTTGAAAACAGAGTAATAAATAAACTTGAAGTGTTTGAGGAGTTGGCGATTGAAGAGGAGGACGAAGATGTCTATTGACTTAGCGACTAAAGAGGAATGGGATTCAATTTTAGTGAACAAACCTCCTCATTACAATCAGGGAGGCATGGAGGCCATTGACTACATTAAGCAGCAGTTAGGAGAAGGTATCGTTGACTACTGTGAGGGTAATGTGCTAAAGTACCTACACCGTTGGCGCTACAAGAATGGCTTACAAGACTTGCAGAAGGCTCAGTGGTACTTAAACAAAATGGTTGAAGAACAGGCAGGGGCAGAATGAAAGTAATTGAAGGTAACTTTGGTGAAAAGACAAGTACGGATAAAGTCCCTGTGCCTGTTGTGTTTGAAACTTTAACTCAGAAGGAAAACTTAGAGGACTACAGGGATGCTTTCTGCATCGCTAAATCAGACGAGTACATTGTTATTTCTACCAATATGGACACATTGGAATTGTACTTCTTGCTGGATCAATTAAAACTATCGCTAATAACTGGAGGGGAGTACGAACTCTGATGAATAAGTCTTTTAGAAGCAGACCTGTTTTTTCTAATAAAAAAAGACCGCTAGGTCACATGAAGTTGCTTAAAGCCTTAGAACAAGTAAAAGAAATAGACCCTGAAAAAAACTGCTTGTGGGAAGAAAAAAACTCCTATACGTTATTTAGTGACTATGTTTTTGCTAGGACTAAAACAAGATTTAGACCAGTCGGTGTTTTAGACTGGGCACATTATACCCAAGCAACTTTAAGAGAAGCTATTTTAAACGACAATCTGGACGAATACTATAAGAAAATGCTTGAAGACGAAAGAAGTCCTACTAACGTCTGGGAAGATAAGCACAAAGAAGTAGAACTGAAAACTTACTACGCAGACAGAAAAAAATACTACAGCAAACAGCGGGGGGCATAATGGATCAATATCAAGAATACATACACAAAAGTAGATACGCACGTTATTTAGATGAAGAGCAGCGCAGAGAAGACTGGGAGGAGACAGTAAACCGTTACGTCTCTTTCTTTACTGAGCGTGAGCAGATCACTGACACAGAGGCTGAAGAACTCTACAATGCCATTAGCAGCCAGAAGGTTATGCCTTCCATGCGCTGTGTGATGACCGCAGGTACGGCTTTGAAGCGAGACAATGTAGCAGCCTTCAATTGTTCTTACCTACCCATAGATAGCCCCAGATCCTTTGACGAGCTTATGTACATTCTTCTCAACGGTACAGGGGTAGGGTTCAGCGTAGAGCGAGACTATGTGAATCAACTACCAGTTATCGCTGACAGCTTTCATGACACTGAGTCCACTGTGGTTGTGTCCGACAGCAAGGTAGGCTGGGCAAGTGCCTTCAGAGAGCTTATAAGCCTCCTCTACGCCGGTAAGGTTCCTAAGTGTGACTTGACTAAGGTAAGGCCAGCAGGAGCTAGACTCAAGACATTTGGAGGCAGAGCCAGTGGGCCACAGCCTTTGGCTGACTTGTTTAACTTCTCTGTGGATATGTTCAAAGGGGCAGCAGGACGTAAGCTAACGTCATTGGAGTGTCATGACTTAGTGTGTAAGATTGCAGACATTGTTGTTGTAGGCGGTGTCCGTAGGTCAGCTCTAATCAGCTTGAGCAATGTTACTGACAACCGTATGGCTAACGCTAAGAACGGTGAGTGGTACTTAGGAAACGGTCAGCGAGCCTTAGCAAACAACAGTGCCGTATACTCTGAGAAGCC